CCAGTGGTAAATTTGCAATTGCACAATGTGACCGTTGTGGGTTTAGATTTAAGTTAAAGCAACTTAAAAGATTGGTTATTAAGACCAAAAATGTTAATATACTAGTATGTCCTGAATGTTGGGAGCCGGATCAGCCACAATTATCACTAGGTCTATATCCAGTGAACGATCCGCAAGCAGTAAGGAATCCTCGTCCAGATTTAGGTTACTATATCTCTGGACTAAATGGCTTACAATTAACAGAAACTACAGGTATGTCGCCTAATGCAACAGGTATACCTTTAGGTGGTAGTAGAGTTATTGAATGGGGATGGAATCCTGTAGGTGGATCTAGAGGGTTTGATGCAGCACTAACGCCTAACCATTTAGTAGGTGTAGGACAAGTAGGATCAGTAACAGTAACAACAACTTAAGGAGATTGACATGGGTTTTAAAGCAGGTGCTCAAGGCATCAATAAAAAAGGTAAAGTAAAAGGTACTAACTTAGGCAATGACGGCGCTAAAGTAGGTATTGAAAAAGGCGGTAAAAAAACTTCTGGCGTTAAAAACGTAGATTTAAAATCTATGGGCCGTAATCTAGCTAGAGTTAAAAACCAAAAAGGATAATAATCATGGCTGAATATAAACAACCTCAAATTATACCAAACGCAGATATCGATTATAAGACAGATCCTAATACTATGAACGCATTAGAATCAGCTCCAGGTATGCCTGCAAGACGTGTAAGTATGGGTAATCCAGCAACAACACAGATAAATAAAAATGGTGAAACTAAAATACGTGGTACAGGTGCAGCTACTAAAGGTACTAAAGCTCGTGGCCCTATGGCTTAAAAAATGAACTATTCCGATCTCGTAGGTTTAATACAGGACTATACTGAAAATCAGTTTACAACAACTGATATAGATACGTTCATTGAACAAGCAGAACAACGTATTTATAATCAAGTACAGTTGCCTGCGTTACGTAAGAATGTAACAGGTACATTAACAGCTGGTAATAAATATTTAGCTATGCCTAATAATTGGTTAGCTACATTTAGTTTAGCCGTTATTAATGGTGCTAATGAATACCACTATCTTTTAAATAAAGATGTAAACTTTATTAGAGAATCATATCCTGATACAGATTCTGATTTTTATGCTGAACCTAAATATTATGCAGTATTTGATAATACAGCGTTTATTGTGGGTCCAACACCTGATGCTGGTTATAGTGTAGAGTTACATTATTTTTACTATCCTGAATCTATTGTTACTGCAGGTACAACATGGCTTGGTGATAATTTTAGTTCAACCTTATTATATGGTTCTTTACTAGAAGCCTATACTTATATGAAGGGTGAAGCTGATGTAATGAATGTTTATAAAGCTCGTTATGATGAAGCTATGATTTTATTGAAACAGCTTTCAGATGGTAAAGATAGACAAGACGCTTATAGAAGTGGTCAAGTTAGGTATCCTGTTAAATAATGGCTATTATACAAACACAGACAACCGTATTTAAATTAAACCTACTTAAAGGACTAGAAAACTTTAATGCAGGATCTCCTTACATATATAAGATTGCTTTATATAATGGGGACGCTAATTTAAATAGTACTGTAACTGAGTATACAACAACTAATGAAGTTACAGGATCAGGATATACTGCTGGTGGACAAGTATTAACTCCGGTTAGTTTGGGTAGTGATAATGACACCAACACAGCTTATGTTTCGTTTAATAACGTTACATGGAGTCCTGCAAGTTTTACTACTTCAGGTGCTTTAGTATATAATAGCACTACAAATGCAGCTGTATTTCTACTTAATTTTGGTGAGTCTAAAACAAGTAGTACAACATTTACAATAACATTTCCAACGGCAACTTCAACCACTGCTGTTTTACGAATTTCATAAGGAGAAAGATATGTTTAAAGAAACAGGCGGCTTTGGCGATCAAGCTATTGCTACACTTAATACAAATACTATCTCAGCAGAGGACATGGGAGTTGCAGGTCACTACTATGTATTATGTAAAGATAAAAATGGTGACGTTAAATGGGAAGAACAATTTCCTAATTTAGTAGTTGCTGTAGGTAAACAACTTATGCTTGATACATTATTAAGAACATCAGGCACATATACAACTGTAGGACCATTCTTAGGTTTAATTGGTAACAGCACAACATATGCTGCAGCTGATACTATGACATCTAAAACATGGACTGAATATGTTAACTATACTGTAGGCGGTTCAGCAGTTCGTGGTACAGCAGTATTTGCTGCGGCATCCTCATCTGGTACAACTCCTTCTAACGTTACAACTTCAGCTGCCACATCTATCACTTATACAATTACTGGTGCTGGTGGTACCGTATATGGCTGCTTCCTTGTAACAGGTACTGGCGCTGTAAATACTCAAAGTTCTACTACAGGGGTTTTATATAGTGAAGGTAATTTTTCTTCATCTAAAGTGGTTACTGCAGGTGATACACTAGCAGTTACATACTCAACAACAGCAACATCATAATAAGGTATTAGGCCTGTATAATGTATATGGGCCTATTTATAAAAATACCTAATCATGAAAAGTGCTGTTATCAACAGAGAAACAACTGTAGTTGAAAACATTATAATGGCTGATCCTTCTGATCCGTGGCCATTTGCAAACACATTCTTAGTTTTAGTTCCAGACAATATTCCCGTTAATTTAAACCATACTTATAATGCTCCTTATTTCTATGATAAGGACAGTATTGTCACGCCTATAGAGGATATAACAAATGGCGAATAGATATTGGGTAGGGGGTACTGATACTTGGGATGCAACCGCAGGTAATAAATGGTCCGCTACCGATGGTGGAGCTGGTGGAGCTACTGTTCCTACATCAAGTGACGATGTATATATAAATGCTAACCTAGCCCCATTTGTAACAAGAAATACCGCTTATACTGTCGGCGCAATTGTATCAAACAATATAACCGCGAGCCGGTATTTTGAATGTACAACAGCAGGTACAACTGGTAGTTCATCGCCACCAACATGGAATAGCAGTGTAGGCGCCACTACTGTAGATGGAACTGTAGTATGGACATCACGAGATGGTACAATCACATTGGGGACAACAGGAGTTGTTAATGTAATAGATTTTACAGGTTTTTCCCAAACTTTTGATTTTGGGACTAATAAAATACAAGTAGCTTATTCATCAACGGCTACCTATAATGTATTTATTGCACGAGTTACTAATGTTTTTACGGGCACTCCACTTGTAGAATTGACAGGAGCACAAACATCAGGAATTAGAAGAATTCTTACTGAAAATGTTTTAGAATCAAGAAGTGTATCTTTTAATATAGTAGGAGGATCAGGAACTAGTAGTGTTTCTTTTCTAACAAATAGTACTGTAAAATCTATAAACACTACAGGTTTTAGTGGTTCTCTTGTGTATACTTCAATGATTGTATATGGAAATTTATTCATTGCATCAACTACTACAGTAACATCTGCTACAGTAACATTAACATTTTCCGGCACGACTGGTACTCAAACTATAACTACAAATGGAGTAACAATCCCCACCGCTATAAGTTTTAATAGTACTAATCCCGCTGCTATATTTCGATTAATTGATAATTTAACAACAACTAGTATCAGAACTACAACTTTATCTCAAGGTGTACTAGATCTTAATAACAATACCCTATCAACAGGAGTTTTTTCATTCACTGGATCTAATGTAAGATCTATTCTTTTTGGCACAGGTTCTATTACTTGTACAGGTACTTCTACTGTATGGTCTGGTACAACACTTACTAACTTTACATATACTGGCACCCCAACTGTAAACATTTCAAATAATACAGCCACAGCTGCAACGATAGCCCATGGCTCAACTGGCGGCTCTGCCGCAAATGCAGTTAATTTTTATATTACTACAGGAACCTACGCACTTGGAGTAACTACAAATAGCGTAATAAATACATTAGATTTTACAGGGTTTGCAGGTTCTTGGTCCCCTTCATCTGCCACTTTGATCTTTTACAATTCATTAATACTTTCGTCTACCATGGCGTTTACTCCAAATACAGGTGCTTTTACTTTTGCTACAACAGGCACGGGTGTAATTACTGCAGCAGGTAAAACATTAGGTCCAATTATTCAAAGTGGTATTGGTGGAACCATACAATTAGGTTCAGCTTTTACAAGTAATTCTTCATATACTTTAACCAATGGAACTCTTAATTTTAACAATTTTAATTTTACGGCCTTAACTTTTGCTGCTAATACAGTGACTAACGCAAGATCTCTAATAATGGGTAGTAGTACCATGTATTTAACAGCAAACGGCGCTACAACTGCCTTTAGTATATTTGCTACAAATTTTACATTAGTTCCTGGCACATCAACTATAGATTTTTCTACTACTATAAACAACTCTGTTCTTACTTTTGCAGGTGCAGGTTTAACATATAATAATTTTACTATGTCAGGATCTACAGGATCCATATCAGTAATATTTACAGGTGCTAATACTTTTAACACTATTTCAAGTTCTAAAACTGTAAGTTATGCATTAATATTCCCTACAACTGGAACCACAAATATAGCTACGTTATCTGCGCAAGGAACTTCTGGTAATTTAGCTACTTTTAGATCAAGTACCGGTTTGACTAATTGCACTATAAATATTACAAATAGTTTTAATTTGAGCTATGTAGCTTTTGTTGATATTACATTGTCTTCAAGTAACGGTAATGTATCTGATAGTGTTTTATCAGTTTCATCTACTGGTATTGCCCCAGTAACTAATAATCAATATTTTTCAGTATTATCCTCTGGTACAGCTTTTACTGTACCGTCAACATGGACTTCTACAAATTCTATACATTTATTTGGTGGAGGCGGAGGAGGGTCTGGTTCTACTAGAGGAACTGTAACATCTAATAGATCTGGTGGAGCAGGGGGTGGTGGCGGGGGATATACTTTTGTATCAAATAGAACATATTCTATAGGAGATACTGTATTTTATACTATAGGAGCAGGGGGATCTGCTGGCGCTTCAAGCGCCGCTGGCGCAACATCCACTGCTGGTACAGGTGGAACTACTAGATGGGAAGGAACATATAACACTATATCCTTTGTATCATCCGCTTTTACTCAAAGCAATGGTACGAGTTCAACTTTTGCAGTTACAGTACCAACAGTATCAAATGGTGATTTAATGATAATGACTCTTCAGTCAAGTGTAAATACTAATACTTGGAGTACGCCTACTGGATGGACTTTAGGAACAACAGGAGCAAATGGTAGAGCATTATTTTGGCGTATAGCTTCATCTGAACCTGCTAGTTATAATGTATCGCAGATTTCAACTGTACCAGGAAATGCTTTTATTGTTGCTTATGCAAACGCTGTATTTGATAAGTCAGGTTTAGCATCGCAAACAGCCGCCTCACCTATCACTCCTGTTGCCGTATCAGCAGATGTAGCAGATAGTACTGTTTTATATTTAGCATCAACCGATTCAACAGCAAACGTTACATTTACAACACCTACAGGGTTTACAGTAGTAAACACCGACAGCGATGCAACAGCGCCATCAGCTTCAGTTTTTAGTATAGCAAATATAGCAGCGGGTTCTTATTCTGCCCCATCTACTACACCTTCTAGTGGAAATGCTCGTGCTTATATTATAATCTTATCGCCTTCACTTGGATATACAATAACCGCTACTGGAGGAACAGGGGGAGTTTCAACCGCTGGATTATCTTCTACTGGAGGTTCTGGAGGTGTAGGATCAGGAGGTTCGTTAAGTTACACTGGAGGTACAGGCGCTATTGGCGGGCTTAATACATCTTCATTAGCGGCGCATGGAGGCGGGGGAGGTGGGGCTGCTGGACCTAATGGTAATGGTGCTGTTGGCGGAGCAGGGACTGCGGGATCAACGGGCGCTGGTGGTGGTGGTGGTGGTAACGGAGGAGGAACAGCAGGGGCTTCTAGTGCAGCAGGATCTACCGGAGGTAATGGGGGTAATAATTCACTAGGTTATGGTCGTGGATTAGGAACTACTACTGTTGGTGGTGCTGGATTTGCTGGAGGTGGCGGCGCTGGATCAGGTGGATTTACTGGTGGTAACGGCGGAGGAGGAGTTGAAGTATTTAATGCTTACGGTTCTGGTGGTGGAGGGGGTTCTTCTGGTGCTGCAGTAGTTCCAAGAACAGGCGGTCTTTTTGGGGGAGGTGGTGGAGGAGCAAGTCAAGGCACTAGTACAACTACTAGTTATGCTGGAGTTGTTGGCGCCCAAGGAGGAATTATTGTTATTTGGACTATTGCTGGTGGAGGAGCCGCTTTTACAGGAAGCGTTACTGAAAATAGCACCTTAGCCGATGTAATAAACATTTTAACCTCATATAACACTAATATAACTGAAAATAATACTTTATTAGATCCATCTATCGCAAGTATACAGTATATATTTAATATAACTGAAAACAATAATCCTAATGATGTTGTTTCTGTAGGGTTTGGTTATACAGCTGCTATTACAGAAAATACAAATTTAAATGATGATGAATTAGTGGGAACTGCTTTTGATGTAAATTTAACCGAAAACACATCATTAGCCGATTTTAATGCTCTTCTAGCATCATTTTTTATGAGCCTTACAGAAGGACTAGTTGTAAATGATTTAAATACTCAAATATCTAATTTTTTAGTGTCCTTAGTTGAAAACGGCACAATTCAAGATACGAATAATATTCAAGCCTCTTTTACTCAGAGTATTGCTGAAAACATAGATTTAGATAGCTTAGAACAAACCATTAACGCATTTATAGATGCTGTTACTGAAGCTATTACTGTTGATGATTTAAAAACCGCAAGAAGTGATTTTTTAGCATCAATATCAGAAAACGTTGATTTGGCTGATTCTAATGATGTTTTAGGATTATTAACTGAAAATAGTACTCTTGCAGATATCAATTCCGTTAAAATGGATTATATTGTTGCGGTCTTTGAAAATGTTGGTTTATTAGATATAATATGTTATAACGGCTGGTTCAAAATTGACACAAGTCAACCAAATGTATGGAATAATATAAATGACTCACAATCCGCTGGTTGGAGTTCAGTAGACACAAACCAAACCCCTAGTTGGGGCAATATTGATACATCACAACCTTGTAGCTAAGGTATAATATAGACAATTTAACAAAGGATTTATTATGGCAAGTACCTATTCACCACTTAAAATAGAGCTTATCGGAACGGGAGATCAGGCAGGCACCTGGGGCACCACTACAAACGTTAATCTTGGTACCGCTATTGAGGAAGCTATTACAGGAACAGCAGATGTTGCTTTTTCAAGTGCTGATGTTACCTTAACTCTTTCTAATACTAATACTGCCCAAACAGCTCGTAACCTACGTCTTAACTTAACCGGCACATCAGGGGGTGCTAGAAACCTTATTGTCCCTGCGATTGAAAAACAATATATTATTAATAACGGTTTAGCTGATGACGTTACAGTAAAGAACTCAACCGGTACCGGTGTGGCAGTACCTGCAGGCAAATCAATGATTGTGTTTAATACAGGATCAAACGTCGTTGAAGTGGTTACAGCTCTAGCGACAGGTACAGTGATTCCAGTGGCTAATGGGGGTACAGGGGTTACAACATCCACAGGTTCAACAAGTGTCGTACTAAGCGCAAGCCCAGCTCTCACAGGTACACCAACAGCCCCTACAGCTGCACCAGGTACAAGCACTACTCAAATAGCCACAACGGCTTTTGTACAAAACGTAGCTGGCGCATTAGGTACTATGTCTTCACAAAATGCTAACACTGTAGCTATTACAGGCGGCACAATCAACGGCACTACAGTAGGCGCTACAACAGCAGCTGCTGGTACATTTAGTACATTAACTTCAAGTAGCGTTGCTATTACAGGCGGTACATGGACAACGGGTGGTTCTATTAATTCTGTTTCAGTGACTACTATTGGTTCTAATGCTACAGGAACTAAAACAATTTCAACAAGCACTCCAACCGGCGGTTCAGATGGAGATATTTGGTATCAGGTAACTTAATATATGGAAAATATTAATTCAGCAGAAGCGACTGATCAGGAAATAAAAAAGTATTTAGACGAGGCTCCACAAGGCTTTACGGTATCAGAAGAAGTAAGTACAGAAAGAACTTCTATATGTAATACATGCCCTGAAAAAGTAAATACTTTAGGTATTGATCGATGCCAAGTATGCAACTGCCTGATAAAACTTAAAACAAAATTAACCCATACAAAATGTCCTATAGATAAGTGGTAATATGCCAAAACTTTATGCAAAACAATCTGGTGTTTGGAAACAAGTTCAACAATTATATGTTAGACAATCAGGTACTTGGAAAAGTATTGTTGTAGGACTGGTCACACAAAGCGGTATAGGTAAACAATTTTATCCAGATACAGTAGGTCCAACCACATATAGCTCTGCAGGAACTTATACTTATACAGTCCCTGCTACAGTAACTTCTATTAGTATAGCTGCTACAGGTGGCGGTGGTGCAGGACAAGTATCTTATTTTGATGGCGGATCATGGACCCAAGTTGCTGGTGCTGCTGGTGGTAATACTACTGTTACAAATGGAACATGGACAATCACTTCTAATGGCGGAGGTGGGGGATCATCCGGCGGTACAGGTGGTACAGTCTCTATATCAGGCGCTTCCTCTACTACATTAAACCAAACGGGCGGAAGTAAATCAGGCGGTACTGGTGGTAGTTCATATTATGGAGCTGGATCTTCGCAAGGGGGAGACTTTTCTAAACCTGCTACACCAAGTTCAGGTGCAGGTGGTGGCGCTGGGTTTCAATATGATGGACCACAAAACTATGGTGGTTCGGGTGGTGGTACAGGTATTGCAGTTTTTGCGGTTAGCCCAGGCCAAACAATTAATATTACAGTAGGTGCTGGTGCTACAGGGGCTAATATTAATTATACAAAAGGCTCTAATCACGGATCATATGCAGGTAATGGTGGGTCAGGATTTGTATCTATCACTCCTCTTGGTGCCAATGTTTCTATTTATAATAGTGCAGGCTCATATACTTATGTTGTGCCTAGTGGTGTTATTACATTAAATGTAGCTGTTACAGGTGGCGGCGGAGGTGGAGCTGCGGGTAACGACGGAGGTTACGTACAT